TACAGAGTCGCAATACGCGGAGTTAGTTTACGCCAATATCGAAGAGAATAAAGGAGGTCGTTTACGTGATTATAGAGTAATGGCTTCGTTTGCTGAAATTTCAGATGCGTTGGATGAGATATGTGATGAATGTATTAATAAGGACGAAAATGGTAATGTTGTTAACTTGACATTTCGTAATACAGAATTAGACGGAGATGACCAAATAAAGATTCAGGAGGAATTTGAAAAGTATATTGATTATTTTAATCTTGAAAGAAGAGGATTTGAGTACTTTAGACAACTACTCGTTGAAGGTGAAGTATTTTTTGAGCATATTATACATAAAAACTATACTGATGACGGTATCTTAGGTGTGGTTCATCTACCGACTGATCTAGTAGATGCTGTATATGATAATATTCAAAATATGCTTATAAAAGGATTCATCTTACGTAAGCCTGTTTTTGATCTTAAGAATCCTACTAAGTTAGAGAAGATGGAGCTCATCCCAATGGATGATAATCAAATTACATACATCAACTCAGGTATATGGAATCAGGATAAGACATTTAGATTACCGTTTATTGAGAATGCTAGAAGAGCATATCGCCAATTATCATTAGTCGAAGATAGCATTGTTATATACCGCCTTGTAAGAGCTCCAGAACGTTTAGTTTTTAATGTCGACGTCGGTACTATGGCGCCGCCTAAAGCTGAAGCGTATCTTAGAAAGTTAATGCAACAGTACTGGTCAAAGAAAACATTTGATAGCAATCAAGAAGGCGCTGTACAGAAGTTTAACCCGCAGTCTATGCTTGATAGTTTCTGGTTTGCAAAGAGACAGGGATCGGAAGGCACTAGTGTGACGCAGTTAGCTGGTGGAGCTAATCTAGGTGAGTTAGCTGATTTAATGTATTTTGTTAATAAGCTTTATAAAGCTCTAAAAGTACCAACAAATCGATTAAATGCTGATGCTACTTTTAGTGACGGTAATGAGATATTACGTGATGAGCTTAAATTCGCTAAATTCATTATTAGAATGCAGCAGCAATTTGCTGGCGGTCTTAAGAATGGGTTTGTTACTCATTTAGATCTATGCGGGTTAAAAGAGAAGTATAATATAAAACCGCAGAACTTACATCTAAACTTTAATGTGCCGACAAACTTCTACGAGCTAAGAGAGAGTCAGAAGCTCGAGCTTAAAGCTACTAATTATAATAATCTAGTTAGTAGTGAGTTTATATCAGCTACTTACGGTCAGAAGAAATATTTAGGCTGGAATGATTTAGAGATAAAAGCTAATAGAGAGATGCTACGTAAGGATGCAGAATTCCAATGGGAATTACAGCAAATACAGGGAGCTGGGCCGAGCTGGAAAGACGGTATACAGCCAGGCGGCGGTACTGAAGCTGGTATTGAAGGTGGTACACCTGCAGGTACTCCACCTGAATTCGGTGGAGCTGCACCAGAGACTGCGGAAGTCGAGCCAGGTGAAGAAGCTGGCGGTGAAGAAGCTGCCCCGACAGAGCCAGCTGTATAATCTAATCTTTCCAGATTAGTACTAAACTACCATAATTGAGAATCTCAATTAACTCTCCAGATGTTGGATTCATTGTAGTATTTAAAAAATCTTCAAAGTAAGTTGTTGACATTGCACCTGTTACTGTAGGTACAACTGTTGCATGATATGTTGGTGCTGACATATAATTATTTATTAAAGCTGGTTAACTATATATAATATATAAAAGCAATTAAATAATTATAATGGCTAAGTGTGATATAACTCCAATCTCTGCATTTCAGAGTACAAACTTAAATAGTAAGATTGATAACTTTAATCGCTTAAGTGATAGAGTCTTACGTTCTCTAGGTTACCCGTTTGTTAATGTAGAGATTCATCGCGATACGTTATATGAGAATATTAGTATAGCGTGTGAGATGTTCGCAAAGTTTGCTGGTTATACACAAGAGTATTTAATTTTCGATAGTAATTTATACATTAAAAATCAAGGTATCCGGTTAGATCACCTTTTCTCATTACAAGGTTCTGATACCTTAACGGAACAAATCGAATTTAAAAACATAAGTAAAGACTTCTCTAATTACATTAAGGCAGATGAATCTTTATATATCGCTAATAGTGCTATTCCTGGTACATATTTCTCTACTATATCATCTGTATCTGCTTCACTAGAAGAAGGTACATTTGTTAATCAAATATTCTCTCAAGATGTATATGATGTTATAACTGACTCTACTAGCCCTGTTCTTTCCGGGTTAACTAGCTTCTTTACTCCTAGCCAAAAACAGAATTTTACCGTTGAAGGTACTACAACAGGTAAGAGAGATGAGTTCATGAATAGCTTTGATTACGATACGATGGATTATAGAAAAGTTATAAGTGTACAGGATTTTGAAGAAGGTTCATCGACCGGTATTAACACTCTCTTTTCTATCGAGCAGAGTCTAGCCCAGCAGACATATTTTAGTTATGCAATGGGTAACTACGGGTTTGATCTGATTAGTTGGTACGTTCTAAAGGATTGGATGGAGATGAGAGAGAAGCTATTAGCACAAAAACGTAGCTATACTTTTGATGATAGAACGCAGATGCTAAGAATGTATCCGCAGCCTCGCTCCGGCAGTGGATCGTCTCAGAGATTTTACGGAGTTATAAGCTGCTATGTTGAAAGACCTATACGAGATATCATTAAAGAACAATGGGTATATCAATATACGTTAGCGTTAACTAAAATGGCTGTTGCTAATATTAGAGGTAAATACGGTAACGTTACTCTTTTCGGCGGTGGTAGTTTAAATGCTAGTGATTTAATGACGCAAGGTTTAAGTGAAAAAGCTGAACTTGAAACGTCATTATATGAAGGTGCACCTGGTCTCGGTGATGCAGCTCCTCCAATGTTCTTCGTCGGCTAATATTATGGATAGATTAAAGAGAATTGAAAAGGCAAGAGATTATTATAAAAATAATTTTACATCCGAGGAGCAACAAATGCATGTAAATTTTACTATAGATGCAGTAAAAGAGCTACTATCTGATTTCGAAAATAGTTTTGTTACTAATAATGACAAGGATTTATTTAATTTAGCTATGATTGAAGATTTTCAGTATTTTTTAGAAAACATAAAATTTAAGAGGTAGTTATGCTTATTCAAGTGTTGTAACTTTATATATAATGTTATGCAAATAAAAAAAGATAAAAGATATCGCCAAGGTATTTTTAAGCCAGTTAACTCAAAAAAATATATTGGTAGCGGTGACCCTATCTACAGATCTGGCTGGGAATTAAAATTTTTTAGATGGGCTGATCTGAATGAAAAAATACTTGCCTGGGGTAGTGAAAACATAATTATACCATATTTAAGCCCTATAGATAATAAAGTGCATCGATATTTTGTAGATAATTTTATTGTATTTCTAGATAAGAACGGCAATAAGAAAAAATTCTTAATCGAAATAAAGCCAAGTAAGCAGGTAGCTAAGCCGATTGAATCAAAGAGAAAGAAAAGAACTACAATTATTTACGAACAAAAAACATGGGTTGTTAATCAAGCTAAATGGGATGCTGCGAGGAGATGGTCACAAAAAAAGAACTGCGAGTTTATTATTTTAACAGAAAAGGAACTAGGAATATAAATTAAAAGTATATAGTAAATTTATTTTTTTCTTGTAAATAATAATAATAATGAGTGTTCGAGATAATGATAGTACGTGTAAAATTGAAGGTATCGATTTCAATTTAGTTGCATCATGTACAGAAAGAAATATCATTAAGGTATCAGCTAAACGCGAAATCTTTTTTGATGTATTTGAATGCACAATAAACGGTGACCAGACTTTAGTTTTAGAGAAGGTCGATGAAGTGGATATGCTACCTATTGTTAATATTCAATTTACAAGAGATAATAAAATTTACACATGTGAAGCGGTCTTAATTGAGGATATTTACGAAGAATTTATTATCAATGAAGATAATATATATTTTAACAGTTATATACCTACAGAGAGTGAAGACGTTAGCGGTAATGATGCTATTGCTGAGCAGACTTTTACAAGCGAGGTAGTTGAAGATTATGATGTACCGGGTAGTGATATAGACGTAGATGGCTTATCTAATAGTAATCATATACCGTATCAAGATCAGAGGGATACCTTCATACAACTATTAGATGAGCAGTTGAATAGTAAGCTATCTTCTTTAAAGACTGACTTTTCATCTCAACTTGAAGTTTTTCTTAAAGAGGTAAACAATGGTAGTAATATATTAATAGGTGAGAAGTTAACCGAGATAGATACAGTCGTTGAAGAAAAATTTCAAAATCTAAAAGAAGATATTAAACATATTGAAGAATTCAGTAAACAAAATATAACTGAAGCAATCAAAAAAAAAATATCTGAAATAGAAGGTTTTTTTAATACCTACCTTGAAAATATAGTTGCAGATAACGAGCAGAGAGAGGATAAAAATTTAACTCAAATTAATAATAATCTTCTTAAGATTAATACGGTTGAAGAGAGTTTACTAAAAAGTAATAACAGTATAGATACGCTGCAAAATAAAATAAGGTTACTCGAAGAATTAGAGAGCAAAATTATCACACTTGATGATATCAAAGAGAGATTTATAGATGAGAGTAGGATAGCTAAAGAATCTAAAAATATTATAAAGTTTGTTACAGAAAAAATATTAGAATTATCAGATAATATTCAAGATAATAGTAAGAAACAGGAAAAAAAATACGATAGCTTCATAGATTCAATTAGAGTTGAAGATGTTAAAGAGGTGAAGACTATTATACATGATAGGATTGATGAGGCGCAGATAAATCAATTAAAAGAGAACTTACAGTCTGATATTGAAAAATCCTTAAAAGGTGATATTGTATCACTTAAGCGGTACGTTGAAATGTCTTCTGGGGGTGGTAGTGTTGCAAAGCAATTTGCAAATGGCGGGACAATGGATGGTAATTTAAATGTTAATGGAAATATTCTTTCCGGTGGTATAAATTTAGGTGAAATATTTGGAACGGGGGGTAGTGTTTCAGCTGAATTTCTACCTCTTTCTGGCGGAAATTTGACAGGGCAATTATCATCTAATAGCACTATTATATCAGAAACAATATCGGTAGGTAGCTTATCAGCCACAACAATACATGCTGTATCATCTGTTGTGGAATATATTGATATAAAGCAATACGAACTATCAGGGTTCAATGTAACTGGTAATATATCAGTAAGCGGTTATATGGATGTTACTAAAAATATTACCTTATCAGGAGATCTGAATATAGATGGTCTAGCTAATGGTAGAGATATTGCAGCAGATGGCATTGCAATTGATAATTTAGATACAGATGTAATATATCTATCAGGCGAAATCCTCACAAAGGCAAGTCAAACAGATTTAGATACACACACCAGTAATACTAATAATCCCCATAGCGTAACTGCAGCTCAAGTTGGATTAGGTAATGTTACAGACGAATCAAAGGCTACAATGTTTGCTAATCCTGTATTTACAGGTACTATTAGTTCCAGTGGTCTATTAAACTTTGGTCATAGAACATCTGACGCTACAATTATTAGAGCTGAATCTGATTCCCATGATATAACATTAATACGTGCTGCTTCTAATTCGGATGCCGTAGGTGTTTCTTTAAAATATATTGGAAGTGGTAACGGTGATGAAAATATATTTGAAATCGCTACAGATGGAGGCGGATCATTTAAAATCGATAATAGCGGTGATGTTGGTATCAATACTGCACCTATCGATGGAATTGATTTAGCAGTTGGAACATTTACAGCATCTGGCAATGTTGGTATTGGTACAACGTCGCCAAGCGAAAAACTAGAAGTTAACGGTGATTTGATGCTCCAACAAAACGGGGTTATTAAAAACCTAAATAATAACACACAATTTAGATTTGGGGTAAATGACTTATATTTAGATGCTGGTCACTTAAGAGCTGACTATAGCGTTGGTATCAGAGGAAATAGAGGCAGTACAAAGGGAATGGAACAAGGTTCTACGCTGAATTCTGATTTAGGAATTAATTGTGGAGGTAATGAAGCAATTAGTATTCATAGTGATGGAGATACCCTTATAAATAATGCTCTTGAAGTTGAAGGTACTACTACTGTAGGTAAAATTACTCTTAGCGATAATTCGTTTGTCGTTGAATCATCAAGCTTTACTCTAGGATCTACGCATAGAGGCGCGACCGTTCTATTACAAAACACAGGAGCAATCACTATCACGGTGCCACAACTTACTGCAGGACACACCACGACCTTTATTGCTGAGACATCTAATTCTGTGGTGTTTGCTTCTGGTGCAGGGTTATCTGCCTTCAATTCTTTCAATAGTGCTAATCAAATTGCAGGTATATTTGGTCAAGCTCAAATTATATTTAAGTCTTCGACCGAAGCATTTTTAGGAGGTAATGTAGTATGAGTTTTTTACCTAGTTTATCTCCAGGCAACGTTCCAAATGTTTTACCTACTGATTGGATATACGATATAGCTGATCCGTGGGTTAGACCAACCGAATGGTTGGATTTGAATGTG